GATGAGGACAAGCCTCAGCCAGCCGCCGGTGAGCCCGCCGCCCCCTCCTTGGTGGCCCGGGAGGAGGTGCCCACATGGTAGACCAGGACAAGCTGTCCGCCCAGGTGGCGGTGCTGGGGTCCCTGCTCATCCAGCCGGAGCTGGTGGGACAGGCCTTGGAGCGGGTCCGCCCGGAAGATTTCCTTACCCCCAAGTGCCGCATGGTGTTCCAGGCCATCAAGAGCCTGTACACCGAGGGCAGGCCCACCGACCCGGTGACCGTCCGGGGCAGGCTGGGGGGCAAAGACGGGGATGCATGGACGGAGTACCTGCTGGAGCTCATGGACCTGACGCCCACGGCGGCCAATGTGTGGGAGTACGCCGCCCTTATGCGGGAGCAGGCCCGGATGGCCAAGGTGGTCGAGCTGGGCGGCCTGCTCCAGGCGTCCCGAGACCTGGATGGGGCCCGGGGCTACATCGCCCAGCTCAACGAGCTGCTGGTGGAGCGGCGGGGCGTCCAGCGCATGGACATGGCCCAGATGCTGCTGACCTTTACGGACCGGCACAGCGGGACGCCGGTGGAGTACATGACCTGGGGCCTGCCCAAAATCGACGCGGGTACTTATGCGGAGATGGGGGACATGGTGGTGCTGGGGGGCTACCCCTCGGCGGGCAAAACGGCCCTGGCGGTGTCCATGGCCTACCACCAGGCCAGAGACAGACGGGTGGGGTTTTACTCCCTGGAGACCAACCAGTACAAGCTGGCCGACCGCCTGATGGCCAACCTGGCGGGGATCGAGATGCCAACCATCAAGCGCAACGAGATCACCGGGGAGCAGTGGAAGCGGGTGGCCGACCGGTCCGACCGGATCCGGGCCCGCCAGCTGGACCTCATCGAGGCCAGCGGCATGTCGGCCCAGGACATCCAGGCGGACGCCCTGGCACACCGGTACGAGATCGTGTACATCGACTATTTGCAGCTCATCGAGCCGGAGACCCGGAAAGTCAACCGCACCGAGCAGGTGTCCGCCATCAGCCGGGACCTCCAGAAGCTGGCCCACGGCACCGGGCGGCTGGTGGTGGCCCTGTCTCAGCTCAGCCGCCCGGATAAGGTGGCGGAGGACAAGGTGGTGGAGCCCACCATGTCCGACCTGCGGGAGTCCGGCCAGATCGAGCAGGACGCGGACGCTATCATGCTGCTGTACCTGGAAGAACCCGGGCGGCCGGACGTGAGCCGCCGGATCCTCAAGGTGGCGAAAAACAAGGAGGGCACCCGGGGCCGGATCTACTTGGTCTTTGATGGACAATTCCAGCGCTTCCGGGAGAGCGCCATCGAGGAGCCCGCCCCGGGGGCCAAGCGGCAGACCTATAAGCGGCCGCCTAAGGACCAGCTGGACTTCTTCGACCTTCCGTTCCCCGACGATCCAACACCGTTTGACGAAACCACAAAGACCTGAAAGGAGAATTTACCATGAGAACATTTGCAATCGTCAACCGAAAAGGCGGAGTGGGCAAGACCACCACCGCCGTGAATCTGGCCTATGTGCTGGCCACCAGCTGCCACCTGCGGGTGCTGCTGGTGGACGCGGACGGGCAGGCCAACGCCACCCAGATCCTGCTCCCTCGGGGAGAATACGCCGGACTGGGAGCTCTGCTCCGGGGATGCGCCGCCTGCTATAACGAGCTCACGGTACATACCGACGTGGACGGGCTGGATGTGCTGCCGGCCTCCGAGGATTTGTGGGCTCTGGATCTGGAGGCCAAAGACTCCTGCCGTTACAGTGCCCTGATGCAGATGCGGGATGCGGTGGAGGAGGACGGGACCTATGATGTGATGATCGTGGACTGCCCGCCCAACCTGTCCTCCGCCTGCGTCTCCGCCATCCTGGCCAGCGACGCCATCATCATCCCGGTGCTGTCCGACGCCTGCTCCGCCACCGGCGTGGCCGACCTGGTGGACCAGATCGCCAGCCTGCGCTCTCTCCATCCGAGCCTCCGGGTGTCCGGCGTGCTGGTGAACCAGTGGCACCGGTCCCCCGTGGTGGAGGACTCCGTGGCCTATCTCCGGGAGGAGGGGCATGTGCCGGTCTACGACACCGTCATCCGCCGCACCGACAAAGTGCCGGAGAGCTCCTGGGCCCGGATGGCGGTCCAGCAGTGGAGCCCCTGGTGCTCCGCCGCCCGGGACTATCGGGCGTGGGTGTCTGAGCTGCTGGCAAAGGAGGACATGAAGCATGAGTAAGCCGGACCTGGGGCGGATCATCGCCCAGACTATGGCCAAGCCCGTGGAGGGGCGGACCATCGAGATCATCACCGACGAGATTTTGGACGCCAAGCGCACCGGCGGCGAGGCCATCCTCACCATTGGCCGGTGTCTCATCGAGGCCAAGGACATGCTGCCCCATGGGGAGTGGCTGCCCTGGCTCAATGAGCGGGTGGAATTTTCTGAGCGGACGGCACGGAACTTTATGCGCCTGGCAAGGGAATGGACAAATCGGCAAACGCTTGCCGATTTGGGAGCCGCGAAAGCCTTGACGCTGTTGGCTTTGCCGGCAGAGGAGCGGGAGCAGTTTGTGGAGGATCACAACGTCATCGACATGAGCGCCCGCCAGCTCAAAGAGGCCATCCGAGAGCGGGACGAGACCCGGAAGGCCGCCGAGGCGGCCAAAGCGGATGCCTCCGCCGCAGAGCAGGCCCGGGCCAAAATGGCCGAGGATATACGGGTCACCCAGAGTCTGCTGGAGAGCGCCCGGGCGGACGCAGATTCCGCCGGAAACCGGGCGCGGGCCCTGGAGGAGAAGCTGCGCATGCTCCAGGAGCAGCCGGTGGAGGTGGCCGTGGAGACCGTGGTGGACCCGGAGGCCATCGCCAAAGCCCGGGAGGAGGCCGTGGCCGAGATCAAGGCAAAGCTGGACAAGGCAAAAGAGGCCAAGGCCAAAGCCGACGAGAAGCGCAAACAGGCGGAGGCCTCGGTGGAAATTTTGAAAAAATCACTTGAGAACATGGAGCGGAACGAGAAAAAGGCCGCCCTGGGGGCGGACAAGGACGTGGCCCAATTCGAGGTGCTGTTTAACCAGGGCCAGGAGCTGGCCAACAAGATGCGGGGACTGCTCCTGAAGGCCCGGGGGCGGGAGGACCCCTCCGCCGCTCATGGGATGGAGAAGGCCCTGAAGGCGCTGGCGGATGCAATCGGGAGGTGTGCGGAATGAACAGTTGGTTTGAACAAGCCGAAGATCGGCTGGAACGGGAGTACAAAGAGGTCAAGGGGACAAAAGAGTCTGCTATGAAGGCCGCTGTCCGGGACACCCTGCTGGAGTTCTGCCGGCAGGATGAGGAGTTCGCCCAGGCGGTGGCCCAGGGCGGGTCCTTCCCGGACTGCATGAAGGCGGTGGCCAAGGGGGTGGGCGGCTCCATCTCCGACCTGGAGGCATACCGCCGGGCGGTGAGCTTTTACTTCCCCGGCGCTGGAATCCAGTTTTCTATGAAAATCGACCTGTGCGACAGCGTGAAGGATGTGCCCCACCCGGACGGCCCTGGAATTGTGCTGGACCTCTCGGACTTCTTTTGAGGAGGCGGCGGTATGAATACACAAGCAAACATCCGCCCGCTGTACCAGCGGGCTCCGAGGCTCAGCCAAAAGGAGCTGCGTGAGATCAACGGCCTGTTCCCGGCCTACCTCTTCCGCCGGAGGCGGACCAGGGAGATCTGGACTACCTGCTGCGGCGTGCATCAAACGCTGCCGGAAGGCTCTCCCGTCCTGGAGGCCGTCCACCAGGCGGAGGAACCTCCCTCTGCCGGGTATGGCTGTCACTGCGGCTGGATGTCCGCCCCGCCGCCCCGTCCCAAAGCGCAGCCGGAGGCCTGCCCCTTCTGCGGGCGGGTCTCCCCGGTGAAGGAATTGGGGCGTACCGGCCGCCGGAAAAACCTCTGGAGCTATGTCCGGGTGGTGATATTCCGGCAGTACCACGGAGCACTTTGGGCGGTGGCCTATGAGGCGAGGAAAGACTACATCGATCCGGCCCGGCTCACGGCTCTGCCGGAGGCGCACATGGTGGCGGCGTACCGATTCCTTCCCGGCCGGGTGGAATTTTGCAGGCGGAACTGGTGGGAAAAGACCTGGGACTATATGGATGCTGGGACCATAGACACCAAAGGGCTGAAGCCAAAATTCAAACTGCCGAATCCATTCCGCTTCTGCTTCGAGTGGGGTACCGCTTATGCCATCCTGGGAATCGACCAGGTGGAGCAGTCCGAATTCCGCTACTGCGGTTTCCGGGAGTACCAGAAGAAGGGGACAGACCCCGTGCGGTTCCTGGCTCTGTGCACCGCCTATCCAAGACAGGTGGAAATGCTGATGAAGGCTGGATTGAAGGAAGCGGTGGTGGACTTTGTAACACGGGGAAAACGGAACGCCGTCGCTTTTGACTGGTATGATCCGGACCCGTTTCGGGGGTTCGGCCTGAATAAAGCGGAACTGTCGGACTTTCTGTCGGGGGCCCGGGACCTGGATGTGCTGGCCGCTTACAAAAAGCTGCGCCGGACTGGCGTGAAGACCAGCTTCCGGGAGTTGTATGGACTGCGAGAGGCGCTCACCTCTATCTGGTTCGTGAGAACCGTGGACCAGATGCGCGCCGCCAAACTGAGCGTCCCACGGCTCCTCCACTATTTACGCAAGGTGCAGAAAGCGGAGCAGGGGAGGCGTAAATGGCCCAAAGACCTGTCCGTCTTTGCCGGATGGTGGTGCGACTACATCACCGCCGCCAAGGTTTTGGGGTATGACCTGAGCAATGACGTGTTCCGGCTCCCCAAGGATCTGAACCGGAAGCACGACGAGGCCACCAAAGCGGCCGCCAAAATCAAGGATGCGCGGAAAAATGCGGAACTCCGAAAAAAAGAGGCGAAACGGCTTCAGACCCTGGCCCTCCGGTATACCTACACGGATGGGCGGTGGCTGATCCGTCCGCCGCTGGGCGCGGAGGAGATCGTGGCCGAGGGGAAAGCCCTGAGAAATTGCTTGGGGGGCTACGCGGAGCGGCACGTGCGAGGCTCTACCACGATCCTGTTTTTAAGGGACCGGACAAGGCCGGGGCACTCCCTGGTGGCCATTGAGATGAATGGAAATCAGATCGTTCAGGCCCACGGGTGGGATGATGAGCGGACCAGCTGTAAGGACAATCCAAAGCGACTCAGTCCCCAGGTGCTGTACCGGGAGTTTTTGGATGGTTGGCTGGCCTGGCTGGAAGCGGGGAGCAGACGGGACAAGCGGGGCTATCCGATTCTGCCCAAGCAGACGAGTACGGAGGTGGCATAACAATGCGCAATCAATATAACCGAAAAAATATGCGCCGCTTGTCCATCCTGGTCACCGCTCAGACCCTGTACAACCTGCAAAAACTGGCGGACATGACCGGGAGCCGGAATGTGGGCCGGGTGGTGGACAAGCTCACCCGGGAGAAGATGCTGACGCTGAGGCGCGTTTGCTGCCGCCCGCCGGAGGATGCCCTATGAAGCAACCCGACAAGTCCGACCTCTGGCCGCGCCCCCAGTGGTGCAGCATCGTCTGTCCCCAGTGTGGCCGGCCGGCGGCCCGGCTGGTGTACCAGGCGCCGCTGGCCCGGTACCTGCACTACTCCAAAGCCGGAGCCTACTGGCACACAGTGGTTTTAGCAGACTTCCAAGAAACAGAGAGCGATGGGAGCGAAGAAGAAAAAGAGGCACGCAGGCATTAAGCCTGCGCGCCGTCCCGGTTGCAGAGGTCGGCCACCAGCTGCCGCATCTCCTGTTTGGAGCTTACGCTGTGGGTACGCTGAATAACGGCCTGCTTTTGGGCCGCTGACAAAGATTCAAATTGTTTCATCGCCGCTTCGTTTTGGGCCAGTGCCATACCGAAGCCCATGGGAAGGTCCATGTCCATTCTGATTCACTTCCCTTCCTTTCCTTATATTATAAGGGGGGCTAAGTTCTAGTAATTCTCCAGGTCGGCGGCCGGGATGTCGTTTTCCAAATTGTCCCGGGCCAAATCGGTGTCGATCTCCGGGTAGAGATTAGAGGGGATGGGACGCTCGTGGAAGACCTTCATCTCAGGCCCGGAGATTCCGGGGATGATGGGCCGCGCCTTAGCCTTGCCGTGCTTGGCCTTCCCCTGGATTTCCGGCACGGGAGGGGCGCTGTTGCGGGGCTGCGTGTGGGTCCACTCAGGGCGGGCCATGCCTTGCTTTGCCATAAAATCACCTCGGGATTAGGATTTCCCGGAAGCAGAAAAATACACAACAATAGGAGCGGTTAAAAGGCTTTTGTGATACAGAGGTAGATTAAAGCCGCCCTCCAACGAGGGCAGCAAAGGCACAGTCCTATTCGCTGCCGTATTTATGGAGCAGATAAAAGAAGAAAACGCCCATAAGAAAAGTGGCAGCAAAGGCAACGATTTGAAAGCTTGATGGAGAACCGCCATAGCAGTCTACTATGACGAAGAATAATTGAATCAGCGAAGAGAATACCAGCGCCCCGCACAGAAGACAAAGTATCTCCCGATTTTCCTGCACCATGCGGTACCGGTCCAATTCCCGCCGTTGGGCGGGATCGTTATAGAGAGCGTTCAATGCCTCCAACTCCGCAGTTTTTTCCTTCATTTCCTGCTCAAGCTGCTGAAAGAGCGGTGTGTCCAGAGTGCCAGGGGCGCAGCCGAGCTGGGCAATCTGCATGACGAGATCCGAGAGAGCTTCCCGTAGTTCTTCCCGGCGGTTCCATTGTTGGATGGTCATAGTATGCGCTCCTCTCTTGCGGAACAGTTTTCACTTGAATTATATCAAATACACCAGGTAAGTCAACAAAGGAGGCATCAATGGCAAAAGCAATCAAACATATCACCGCCGGGCTGCTCCACATTGAGGTCATCGGGACCATTCCGGGCCGGCCGCCGGGACGGCGGGGG